TAGGTTCTATTATATCACAAAGGCGAATTAAAGTACAGGCTAAACGTTCCGATATGCGAACTCAATAGCACGGGAAGCTTCAACATTAAGAGGGCGCTTAGCGTAGCGATTGCTAGTGTCGCGATCCAGATTGCGAACGATATCAACGATTTCATATTCAGTGATGGGGTATTTACGTTTGATTGCATTACATGCAATGCTTGTCATTATCTTATAGATCATAGAGTATCGACCCGAGCCATCTACTCTAGAAATACTCTTATAGTCACTAATTAGATTCTTACTTAAGAATGGACAATCATTATATGAAGTCCATTCAAATTCTTTCTTATCGTCGGCAAGTTTTTGCTGACGATGCTTAATGATTTCCTTCTGCATGCTTTCAGGTAGTCTATCCATAAAAGAACTAGACGTACTTGGTGCAGTGAATGGATGTTTACTTAAAAGAGTATCAACATCAAGGAAGCTATCAGCTTTATGAGTGAAGATAAAATTATGAGCATTAGGATATATCGCAGGTACATAATACATTCTAGATAAGTCTTTAGTCTGGGTATCTCCCACCATGCCAAATTCAGTGTTGAGTGCATACCAGAAGTGTTTGATCTCCTCACTCCTAACAGATCTTGTAAGTGGAAATACGAGACGGAACTTTGGCGTAGCCCGAGTACTGCTAGCAGTAGAATAACAAACGTAATAAATGTCTGGATATAAAGTAGCCAATGCATTTTCAAGATCTCCTTCAAAGGTGTGGCTATCAACATCAAGAGCTGCCCACTGAGCCCATTCAATTACATTTGCGTTTGCTCTAGTAGTATCCGGCTTATAAACAGCCGGTGATATAAGAGGCGATGCATGTTTTACAAACTCACCGCGCTTAGCCTTATATCCCTTAATCGTAGAAAGATAGTACAGAGACTTCTCAAACTTTTCAAAGGTTTCAAAGTCAATACGAGTTTCCGTCTTGTTGTCAAAGATTGACTTAAACACGGTGAGTGAAAACATTACTTTTGTACCTTGCTTAGCAATCCAACATTATCGGCGTGGCTTGGAGCAGTCCAGCCTTCTGGTTTGATCAGATCAGGAAGTCCAAGAGGATTAGGACGACTTGCTTTAATACCAACTTCTTTTGCCATGTTTGCTTCTAGTACTCGGTCCCATGCAGCGTATGCGTTAACATCCAGTGCATCAAGAGTTCCAATAGCAACCACACAAAGATCGATCAATGCATCGACAGTGTCATCACCATTGTCTGATACGATCATTTCATCTAGTTCTTCTTGCAAGAACTTAATACGAAACTGAATGAATGCAGTAAGTTTTGCCTTATCCAATCCACGAACGACAGTGTTGACACCAAATTTTGCATGCATATCCTGCATGTCTTTTACCCAATTCATACTCATATATTCTCCAAATAACAATTATAACACATTACACTTAAAATGTAAACCCTTCACCGGCACTTTTCATCCTTTTACCGAATGAAGTCTTATCAAAAGCAGGGCCATCATCTTGACCTGCATCAGAGATATTCTTCTGTGCTGATTCCTCAACATCATATAGTTTCATACGAGATCTATCAACTCCAATTACGAATCGCTTATAGTAGTTCACATCATTGTATCGATTCTTAAGTTGCTTAACCATGATCTGATTAAGATTCTCGAGCTCTTCAGTGGAGATCAATGCAAACATAAAGTCAGTAGTTGCTGGAAGACCAAATGATTCTGACGTATCTTCAAGTCCAACATCGGTATTGCCGAATCCACTACGAGTAGTTTGTGTTGCACTAAGGATTGGTACATTATACTCAACAGCAAGACCACGAAGTTCTTCTGCGATAGACTTAATGAAGGTGTAAGAATTAACTCCAGCACCGGCTTTCATACGAGCAGAAGAACAGATGTTCAAATAATCGATGACGATCAAGTCTGGCATGAAGTTGCGTTTCATCTTCAACTCTTCAAGCAATGCTTTAAAGTGTCCAGAGTGTGCTGCTGCTGTTGGGTATTCCTTAACGATTAACTTACCAGCAGTCTTCTTGATCAACTTGCCAAGACGAGTTTCATAGATGTCCTTAGTAACTTTACCAAGTTCTTCCATTGTCATGTTAAGTAAGTTTGCATCGATACGTTCGGCGATACGTTCTTCTGCCATTTCCATTGTGATGTATAGAACGTTCTTACCTTGCATTAAAGCACCGGCAGCAACGTGACACATGAACAATGATTTTCCAACGCCGGTTCCAGCGAGGATAACGTTGAGAGTTTTCTTTGATAGACCACCCTTTGTAATCTTATTGAATAGATCTAGATCGAATTCTAGTTTCTCTTCAGTGCGATTATAGAAGTCGTATCGTTCTTCAAAGTCTTCAAGATAATCATGGCCAACAGACGAGTCAAACGACACTGATAGTGCATCGGATAACATAGATGGAATAGCATCTTCTGTACGAACTTTATCTTTGCCTTCGATGATTTCAAACGAATCGATGATTGCGTTGTACACCGCTTGCTTCTTACAGAAGGCTTCAGTGTTCTTATACAACCAATCATCGTTGTCTGTCTTGAATGTAAGCTCGTTGATGTAAGCTTCAACTTGGCTCAACTGTTCGCCACGAAGATCCTTGCGATTGCCGAGTTGAATCGCAAGGATGTCGAGTGACGCGGGCTTATTATATTGAGTGAAGAACTCTACTAACTCTTGTGCAACTACTTTTTCAAAGTGATCTGTGAAGTACTCAGTCTTTAGAAAGGGTACCACCTTCCGGCAGTACGCTTCGTTGTGCATCAGATTCGAAAGAATCGTCTTCTCTATCTTGTTCGCCATCAATAAATCCCATCTTGTCACGCTCTATTCCATAATAGAGTAGTGCTGTTATAAAATCACCAAGTTCTTTTTCAAAGACTTCGGTATCAAAGTCTTTCAAATGGTGAGGAACATCGTGCAAGTGATATTCAAATGCAATGGTGAGAGTATCATCATTCTCAATAAACTTAACGTCCGTATACGAGAAGATGATGTCTGCGAATTCCCCAGTGGTGAACGACAAAGCATGAAGTTCACCACTGGCAGAAGTCTTACCTAGAACCCTATGCGGTCTCAGGGGTGTTGTCTTCTGCATATGTTTCCATTTCACTTAAAATTTCATGATCATCAATGATGTCACCATGTGACACTTGATAACGTTCTTTAACCCAGTTTCTAAACGATGCATCCATAAGAATAGAACCCCAGAATTCTTTAGATTCAGTATCCTTGATGCGCCATTTCTTATCTTCCATCTCGCCAGTAGACTGATCTACTTTAGCATACCAACCATTACTTGGTTTGATAACATGCTTAGATTCAAGTGCCATGTCAAGAAGACCAGACCATTTGCTCAGTCCACCTTCAAACTTAACGCAAACTGGAATCTTAGATTTCTCGCGAACATAGCGAGATTTCTCAACGTTGATAATGAAGTTGTAACCAATGATGTCAGTTCCATCTTTCTCTTGTTGACGACCAAGAATGTAGATGTTATCTGCAGAGAGATAAACTCCAGTTCCACCTGATACGATAGCTTTAGGATACAGTCCTTGTTCCATGTAGATGTGATTAACAGCTACCATTGGAATGTCAAGACGATTCAAGTATGGAGTAATCATGCGGAAGATAGACTTCATCTGCTTTGCGCGAGACATATCAGCGACTGACTTACCTTCAAGAGCGTCGTCCATTTCTTTCTTAGAAGACATGTTACCAAGGGAGTCTACAACAAAGATAACTCGATCTCCACGATCAAGATTCTCAAGTTGTTTGATCACGTCAAACTTAAACTCTTCCATGTTCATGATTGGAACGTGAAGAATTCTAGATGTATCGATTTGAAGTGCTGTGAAGTAAGCAGTAGGAGTACCAAACTCACAGTCATAGAATACCATGACTGCATCTGGATACTTGTCCATGTAGGACTTTGCCATGATCAGAGAGAACATGGACTTAAAGTGTTTCGATGGACCACACCAAAGTGTAAGACCTGGAACGAATCCTCCATCGAGTTCACCAGACAATGCGACATTCATTGCTGGAATTGCGGTTTGAATCATGTCCTTCTTGGTGAAGAACTTGCTCTGCGATAGAATTGCAGAGTCTTTAATGGTTGTATTTTTTTTAATTTTATCTAAGAGGCTCATAGATTTCCTTATGCGTAGTGTAAGTATGTTGACAAAATATATTTGCTATTGCTGATTGGTTTTTTGCCGCGATGTTCAAACATAAAATAAGGCGGGAATACTACCATTGTACCACATTTAGGTTTAACAGTAAAATTCGAATTAGACTGAAACTCAGTCTCGCCACCTTCCTCTACGTCATTTAGATAAGTAAACATAACTAAATATCTACTAGCCGAAGCCTTATCTCCAATGTCGACATGCCAACCAAACTGCTCGTAGTCGTCGTTTAAATACCTCTTCATTCTAGCTTCTTCAAGTGAGAACTTAGATGGGAAAAATTCAGCGCCTACCATCTGTTTATAATGTGCGTAGACTTCTTTGATACGAGCATAATAAGGATCTATTACATCGGCAAACACGGGTTCTTGTTTAACGTTCACTTCTAAAAAACGTCGATAATCTTTATCCCAAGAATGATCAGACAGTCTCATCGATGGCGCAGTAGACGTATCAAGCGTTTCAAATCTATCGATCATCGATGTACAAAAGTCTTTAGTGAATACATCGCTATACACTTTAACATAGTCTGATAGGTTCTTCATGAAAAGAAGTCCTCAAGTGATGCTTCCTCTTCTGCACGCCATCCAATTGAATGAATGATTATCTTGGCAGGATCGAGAAAAGCTTTTTCAAATTGTACCGTATTGTCAATAAAGCGATGGAGACCAAACTCAGGAGGCAGAATACTAGTGAATGCAATAACATCTTCACGCATAGGATTCCTAGGATTAAGATAAATGTACTTGATCTTTTCACCTTCTTTAATAGCTTCATACTTGTTCTCCAATTTGTGGAGCTTCAACATGTGATTATAAAGTAGTGCTGCACGTGAATTAATGGGTGTACCCTTTTTATAGATCAGTTTGCTATCACTATATTTCTTGAGGGACGATACCCCGCGAGGAAACGCTTTCTCTTCAGCGGGGAGGGAATCGAATTTCTTCTGGAATTCTTGAATAAAGCTTTGAGTTTGTACTTCCGTGCCACTAATGAGCACTTGAAACAACTCTTTAAAAGCCTTGCGGCACGTGCCCGGAGTAGACGACTTGATCGCTTCAATGCCCATGATTTTAAGTTTGGGTTTCGCATAACGAACTCCTTCATTATCTAGTACGTTTAAAATGTATCGTTTCTTCGCGGTCCAGATTGCGCGATCAGCGATACCCTCACGCTTCATAGTGATACGCGGTTTGTAAACATTTAAGTTATCACCAAGTTCACCGAAGCATCTATCGAATACATCAGTTTCAATCTTAGAACAAACACGACTTAGGAAGTCTACGATCTTATCCTTAGATAACTCAGGAGAAACTACGCCATCAACGCCATAGACTTCATTAACTAGATCATTAAGACTTACGTAGATCGAATCGGTATCGATCGCGATAACATAATCCTTGTTAGTCTTAAGCATATCATTGAGATACTTATTGATGTACTTCTCACCCCACTTAATAATTAGTTGGCCAGAGATAGTGATACCCTCGGCGATCTCCATCGTGAAGTAACGGAAGTACTTATTACCAAGAGCACCATAAAGCGAATTCAAAAGAATCTTAATCGCAGTCTGTTGGTTTTCAAAGTGAGCGATGTCTCGTTCAATGCGATACACTTCTACTTTATCGGTGCGATCACACTTCTCGAGTTCCTTCTTGGATTCAATCATCTTCTTCTTGATCACAACACGTTCATCGTACATTTCTTCGATGATCTTTGGCATGAAGCCTTGCTTATGTTTAGAGAAGTATTGACCAGTTCCAGCCATAGACTTATCTGTAGTGTTCATAAGACCACCAAGACAAGTATTGACATTTACATTGCGTTCAACATCACCTTTGAGAATAGTCTCGGGTGACATGTTCCATTGCACAATGATGTTTGGATAAAGCGAGTTAACGTCGAAGGAAGCAACCCAATCATGAACTCCACACTGAGGATCTTTAACGTATCCACCTTCATAGTCAGTCTTGTAACTATTCTTATTTGGTGGAATGATGATGTTGTCAGCCATCAGCGTACGGTGAATCAATGCATCCCAGATTGCAACAGTGCCCATTGTATCAGAGTAGTTGACACCGGCCTTATACGCCATAGTCAAGCACAGCGTAATCATGGCGATCTTATCTTCCATGCGATCGACAAGCCACACGTCTTTGATGTTGTAATCAATGAACTTCTGGTGATCGGTGAGATAGAGACTGTATAGACTACCATCGTATTCCAACTTGCGTTCACCAAGAACAACTTCTGCAATGTGATCTAGCTTATATGATTCCTGTGGACCAAACGAATATCCAAACTTCTGGAATAGATCAAGGTAATCTAGTTGAGCAATGCCAGTGATTTCATAGACTTGAACCATACCTTTACGCATAGTAACCATCTTAGCTTCAACCATTCCCCAAGGTGAAAGCTTCTTAGCTTCATCTTCACCGAGCAAACGATTGATACGATTGACGAGGTATGGAATATCGAATGTACGAATGTTCCAACCTGTTACTACATCGGGACACAGGAATTCGTCATGCCAGAAAGCAATGAATTGTTTAAGAAGAGTAACCTCATCCTTGCACTTCATATAACGAATTTGGCAATCCTTCATGATTGCTTTTTCTACATCGTACTCACCGAGTGCCCAAACAAAGTAGACATTGAGAACGCTATCCTTAATACCAATTGCAGTTACAGTATGTGCTGCTGCATCTGGTTCTGGGAAACCTTCGTTAGATGCAACCTCGATGTCGATCGTATGAACTCGAATTAGGTTACGGTCAAACTTGATTTCACCGGGGAAGTCTTCAGCGATGAACTGTGCGATGTAGTTGGTGTTGCCATAGATGTTGAAGTTCTCAACACCTTCATACTTCTCGACAAATTCCTTTGCATCACGCATAGAAGGAAGCTTGATAGGATCTACGTTAGTTCCATCGAGAGCATTGAACTTTGAACGACCCTTACCCTTGACGTATAGGGTTGGCTTAAAGGGGATTTTTCTTTTGACGCGAACACCGTCCTCATATCCACGATAGAGAAGGGAGTTGCCGTAACGGTTTACTGAAGTATAGAATCGCATAGTATAAAGTAAAACAGGATATAAAGTTAATTATATCCTGTTTAAGACTAAAAGTAAAATTTAAACGATCATCTTTGGCATCTCGTCTGCCGAAGCAATCATGATGCCGGATCCAAAGATCCTATTATATTCGTTGATCAATTTAACATCAACTTCCATATGACCAGCAATTGCTGTTTTGTAGATCGTTACAGTATTATCTTTGGCAAATGGAGCGTATGGGGCGAATGATGCACCAACTCTTCCGTCTGCCGTTTGTTGTACTATAATTGCAGCAGGATTTTTTAAAACAATCTCTGTGAGAGTGTCCTTTTCAATCTCTGCTATAATATCTTCACCATTAATAAGTTTGTAAACCTTCACTGCCATAATAACTCCAATTGTTAGATCATTCCTCTTCGCATAAGAACTTTCATTCTACACTCAAGGTCATAGTGGTTTGCAGAGTCTGCGAGATATTCCTTAATCTCATTTCTGTAATGTGGGGCAAACGTTTGTTTAACCCAGGTCCAGAAACTGGAGGTTACATCTTTCACAGGTCCTCTTCAGTCAAATATTGCTTTTGACCTTTAGTCTTAACTGGAACTTTCTTTGGCTTGGTTTCTTCTGGAATTAGACGTTCCAAAACAATCTTAAGCATGCCATTGAATAGTTCAGCGTTCTTAACTTCGATCTGGTCATCGATAGCAAATGCACGGGTGAAACCGCGATTAGCAATACCTTTGAACAAATAGTTTTCTTCTTTCTCATCTTCCTTTGATGCTGCGTTACCTTTGACGATAAGTTTACCGCCATCGATTTCAATATCAATTTCGCTTTGAGCGAATCCAGCAACTGCAAGTTCGATACTGTATGAGTTATCACCAGTCTTCTTGATGTTGTATGGAGGATAGCCGGGAATGTTTTTGGTGACGTCTGCGTGAAGTTTCTGCATGTGAGCATGTTGCTCTTCAAAACCTACGAAGTATTTGTCGAAGTCCTTAAACATTGGACCGAACGAGATGTTGCCGAGTTTAAAATCAGTCATGATTTCTCCTATTAAGCGAGTTTTAGTAGTTGCTACCCCGAAGGCATAGCGGTTGCCCTGCTTACTTAATACAGGGTCAATTAACGGATGACAGTGCAATAGCCCGGACGCCCGGATAAAAAGTAAGACAATTTATCCTAACCGTTTACGTCAACGGTCCTAAGGTGGATTAGTGACAGTTATTTACTAGGATGTCGCCTAGTTCCCATCCCTGAGAATTAAACGTCTGTTACAACGCTAGCATCAGCAGCATCAGCAGCTGCCTTAGCTGCAGCTTCTAGAGCTGGCAACTGAGGTTGAGCTTGTTGTTGAAGCTTGTTAATCAAACCAGCAACAGCCTCGAATGGTGCTTTACCAAGAGCTGAAAGAACCATGTTGGCTTCGTCGAGAGTCAATTCAAATTTAAGCATGTATATCTCCATTAATTAATGCTAGGTTTCTTGCCAATGTTGTACTTGGCAGTTAAAGTCCATTCAAGTTTCTCTTTAAAAGATACTACCTTGATCTGAGACAACGATACTCGCTGTTCTGCTTTAGACAGAATAACGATTTTCAACAATCCCCAGTCTGCAAGCAAACCGGTAATAGTGTTTCTGCGTTCAATATCACCATTAGTGATATTAGCTTCCTTGCCATCTAAGGCAAAAAGCTCTTTAAAATGTACGATAAAATATCTACCTTGCTTATGCAAGATGTGACACGATTGATACAATGTTTTATCTTTTCTAGATGCCACTCCAATACGAGTGAGAGTTTCACGAACCTTGAGAAAATTATCAGGTTCAGGCAACGTCACTTCAAGCATTGAATCCGGCGTCCAATCGTAGTAAATTAATTCAGTCATCTTCACTTCCTTTTTATTATATTATATTCATAATATCATGCTAGACTGGATTTATTTATACGACTTATCGACCACCTTCTACATATTTTAATCTAAGTTCTTTAAGATTTTCGTCTGTAAGCAACTCAAGCGCAACAGCAGCTTTCTCTGAAGAGTAGTTATATTCGCGCATGACAAGCTTAAGGTTCTCAGAGTTCTGATCTTTCTTATGCCACTTAGAGAATCGCTTCTTTTTGTTGATGCCATTAAGATAGAATGCAAACTGCCAATCCTTTGGAATGGAAGCATGGCTATTCATTTCATTTGCAAACATAATCGTATCAGGAAAGTACGACAATCCACGGTTGATCATGAATGGAACGTAATCCTTTTCAGTAAGAGGATCTTCTTTAATCAGATCTTTCTTACTGTCATTGATAGCGTTTAGAAAATCAAAGAAACTCATTTCATCAACTTCAGCATGTCTTCACGCGAAATAGCAAATGTCTTATCCGGGAATTTGCTTTTCAATTGATTCTCAAGATCTGCAAAGTTGTGAGAGTGACCAAGATATACGTTTGTTTCTTTATCGTACATGAATATCATATCATCTTTTAGTTCAATTGATGCATATGTTCTAGCGGATTCTTCAACTTCTTCGTTCTGACGAATCTCAGCGAGCATAGATTTTACACGCAGTGTAGCACTAAACTCGCGGACATACCAACCAGCACAAAAACTTACACCAACAAGTAGTGCGTAAAAGATAAAGTCTTCCATCATTTAAACTTCAGTTGTGCCATGATTTCAGTCAAGGCTGCCATAGTATTAATTTCACGATCTGCAACGAATGCAGCCTTATATTGGTACTCGGCAAGAATCAAAACTAGTTGAGGAATAGATCCTTGTTCTAGAATGTCAACTGCTTTATCGTAAAACTTGCGAAACAATTCAGTAGATTCAGTATCAGAATTCTTACCAACCCACTTACGAACTTCTGTAAAGTTCTTAGTCTTAAGATACTTAATCAACTCGGCGTATGATTCTTCACCGATGTTTACCAACAGTCCAGCATCAATAGTACCACTCACCGAGTATCGTTGCAGTTCATTAAGAATACGACGATAGTCAGGAAAGTATTTAGTAACTAGTTCAACAACTACCTTTGGTTCAAAGGCAACATTCTCAGCCTTAAGGATACCAACTACGCGCTTATAGAAAGCACCCATGATTGCAGGCTTATCTTTATTCTCTACTTTGAATTCGACCACTGCACAGCGAGAATGCAAAGGTTCGATGATTCTGTTCTTGAAGTTACAGGTGAAGATGAACCTACAGTTATTACTGAACTCTTCAATAAAACCACGAAGAGCAGGCTGAGTAGAATTAGCGTTAAGATAGTCTGCTTCATCAAGGATAACTACTTTCTTAGCATCAGTCAGAGATACTGAAGATGCAAAACTTTTAATCTTACTACGAAGAACATCGATACCTGATTCTTCTGAGCCGTTGATGAAGAGATACTCTGCACCAACTTCATTGCACAATGCTTTTGCTACAGTAGTCTTACCTACGCCAGCTCCACCACAGAACAAGAAGTTGGGCAACTCTCCGGAGTCGATGAACTCGCGGAAAGTCTTCTTCATAGATTCAGGTAGAATACACTCATCGATAGTAGATGGTCTATACTTCTCGACCCACAAATATTGGTTGCTCATAATATATTAATTTTCACGTGTTGAAATAGCCATAAGACAATGTCCACTAATTTCCAAAGACCTAGTGGAACGAAGATGCAGAGAAGTATGAAGCCAGTAGCAATGGCTTCCCCAACTCCTTTGAATGCATCTTCTAGCATTAGAACTCTGAGTCAGCTTCAACGGCAACGAAGTACGTCAGATCAGTTGCACTCTTAAAGCGAGAGATCTTCTTCTTAGAGATAGCAACTTCATAATCACCGGGAAGCATCTTCAGATTTTCAACCTTAAGATTTGCTTTGAAGGTCTCATCAGTCTTACCGATAGTAACTTCGTATGCATTGGAGGTATCATTCTTCTTGTCTGACACCATTACTTTGAGAGTAGTACCATCACCAACGATTGATAGATCGCTTGCTTTCAACGCTGACGATGTCTTGAGAATCATTGCAAGTTGTGCTGCATCGATCTTGAATTCAACGTCAGGTTGTGGAAACTTGATCGTAGCAGGAGCAGACTTTACAACGCCTTCACCAGCAGCAAAGTACTTGATCTTGCTAGAGCCACCATCAGAAACCATGACATACTTCTCAGTGAAGTCGAGTTGTGTCGTGGAGAACAGCGACACAACGTTTAGGAATTCGTTTAGATCATAGATCCCGAAGTCCATAGGGAGATCTTCACCGATGGACACTTCTGCCATGATGTTCTTTCCCTCGGAAATTGTAGACAACTTATTGCCTTGCTTAAGCATTAGGCTGCCATTAATACCAGCGAAGTTCTTAATCAACGACAGTGTTTCTTTACTTAGTTCCATTTGGTTCTTTCTTTGTATATTTCACATCATGTTCATAGAGGAATGCAAGACAACACATAGCATGAGCTAAGTGATGGATTCCACTCTCTGGATCTAACTCTTCGCCCATCTTCCATGCCCAGACATGACGTTCCATGGCATCGAAATAACGAGTGATAGAGCCTTCAACATATTTCCAATTATCAGGTTCATACTTTTCTGCGCCAAACGTGAGGACCTTCACCATTTCTTGTTGAGCAAGAGGCGGTATTAGTCCATAACGAAGTTTGCCACCGTCGAATTTGCGACCAGGTGCTAGAGGTGTAGGTTTACTTTTCATAATTAAAAAAGGAGGATTGAGATACTATTATACCTCAATCCTCCATAAAAGTACAATTCTAATTAAGCAAACATGCCAAACGCATGGGCCATCTGAATCATCTTCTTAGTAGGCGCACCAACAGAATACTTAACGGTCGGCTCACCGGTTGACAAAGTTGCTTTGTTTGCATAGATGCAAAGGCCTTTGCTGCGGAGAGCGTGGATCGCCGATGTTGGATTCTGCAATCCAAACATACCAGCGATTTGACGAGGGGTAGCGGTAGAACCTGATTTCAGGTATTTTTCAAGTCGAGACAATTTACTCATAGTAACTCCATTATGTTGATGATATAGCTATTACGCTACTTCCATTATACCATATATAAACACCAAAGTACAATCTTTTTGTATAAATAAGATTAGGTGATAGTCGCGGATTGCAGTCCCACTATCTCTAACATTAACAAGGAATGTCAGCATGAATATATATTACGTTTACGCGTACTTACGCATAACTGGGACACCGTACTACATAGGCAAAGGTAAGTTAAACCGAGCCTACAAAAATCACGGTAGAATTAAAACCCCCACAGACAAATCAAGAATAGTCATGTTAGAATCAAATCTAACAGAAGTTGGCGCGTTTGCGCTTGAAAGAAGAATGATTTATTGGTGGGGACGAAAAGATCTTAATACTGGAATCTTACAAAATAGAACTGATGGCGGAGAAGGATTTTCTGGAATTATCAGATTAGATTCACATAATAAGAAAATAGCAGAATCTTTAAAAGCTAGAGGTGCAAAACACCGAGAAGCTCATCCAAAAGTTCCATACGTAAAGAAACCTTACACACAAGAAAGAAAAGATAAAATAGCTATTGCAAATGGTCATAGCATAAGCATAGACGGCGTATCTTTTATTTCAATTTCAAGTGCATCAAAGCACTTGAATATATCACGGTATAAAGTTATGCTACTTCTAAAATCCCATACTCTGCTAGTTCTGTAAAAAATTCTTTATCTTCTTCCGAATTCTTTACCAACTCTTCAGCAGCTTTGGTATTCGATTGTGCCTGAGCTTCTTGAGCTTCAAGCAAATTAGGTGCGGGAAATTTATAGTGTCCACGTGAAACCTTGTCACCTTTGACAAGCCACATTGGATAACCAATCTTTTCCCCGCCGGTATCACGTTTAGAAAGCAACTCATTGAAGAGTTCTTCTACTTCCGAACGAGTGATACTGTATTGGGACGCAAGTGCAGGACGAATCTTGATGAAAGCATCGATACAGCGTTTTTGGATTTTAGTCAGGTTAGTGTAGTTCATATAGTTCCTTAGAAGGGGATTTCAGTTGATGATAGAGGTGCAGTACTTGCGATTGGTGCAGGAGTAGCAACCTTTTCAAATAGATCTGCGAAAGCATTACGAGTGATATCGTCAAACCTATTGATACACAATTCAACGGCTTTCTTCTTATCCTTGAAGATAGAGAATGCGCGAACAATGTGTACCAAACGGCGGGTTGTAATAGTCTCATCTACACCGCCATCTGCAAAAGTCCTACGAATTGCATCTGCCCACTTAACGAGAGTGTCTGCAAAATCTTCATCCTTACATGAATAGGACTCCATTAGATTCATAACAATCTTACGTTCAATAGCAGCAGATGGATACTCCTGATTGAAGGTGATTGCAAAGCGTTCAAGGAACGCCTCATTTAAAACATTGGTACCGATGTAGCGACCATCTTCTGAACCCTTACCTTTGGTGTTAGCAGTGGCGAACACAGTGAATCCTTCGGCAGGATAGACCAATTCGTTCTTCAATTTGAAGTAGAATGGTTTACCTTCAAGGATAGGTTGCAGACACAGAAGAGTGTTGGCAGAACCAGCATCGATTTCGTCTAGCAGAAGAGGAATACCTGAGCGCATTGCGATAAGCACTGGACCTTCAACTACTTCAACGTTACCATCAACCAATGTTTTTGATCCGATCAGCTGATCTTCATCGGTCATCATGTTCAGATTGACACGAATGAGAGGACGCTTGTTTTTGGCGCAGCATTGCTCAACGGTAGTAGACTTACCATTGCCTGTTGGTCCTGAGATATATGCAGGATAGAATTGACGAGACTTGATGATGGTATCAATGTCACGATGGTTGCCGAATGCAACGTAATTGGGGTCTACCTTTGGAATCAAAGATGCAACTTCTTCAGTTTTTACCATAGGCTTAATATTTTGAGGAGTTAGAACTACTGGCAGCGATCCATCAATAGTGGCGCTTGGAACAGCGTACAGACCACGACCAACACGATTTTGTATGAGCCAGTTTGGCCATTTCGTGGTGCTCAAAGCAGTCATAGTCGCCACAATTTGTTGACGGGAAACCTGACCTGAGACTTTGCAGTCTGGAAATGTTTCATAAAGAGAGGAGAGAAAATTTGTAT